GAAGTTAATATAGAAATCCATCATCTGAAGATAACGGTTAACTTGCTGATTTATCAGCGGTAGATACTTCTTAATGATTTTGGATTTTACTCCACCGTCTTTAAGCAAACTATACGAAAAATCGTAATAGTTGATTGTGTCTTTTTTAGAAGCGAGGTCGTCGTATGTAGTTTTTAAGTTGTCTTTGAAGGATTCTAACTTCTCATGTTCAGAATTTCGGTTTGCAAGGTTCTCGGTAAGAACTTGAATTTCTGATTCAAGATTTCGGATTTGTCTCCGCAATCCATTAATCTTAATATTGTTTTGAGAAATACCATTCGTTAATTTTGAAATCTCCTTCGACAGAGTATTAAATTGACGCTCTCGCTCCTCTTCCTCTTTAATTGCCTCCTCTAGTTCTTTATAACCAGATTGCAACTCCTTTGCTTTAGATTGAGCGTCGTTAATTCTATTTATTCTGAAGACCTCTTCGATAGACTGAGTGCAGGTGGGGCATACCGTATTTTCAGTAAAAAACTTATGTTCTTTAGTAATGGTAGATACTTTTTGAGAAATCTTACCTTTTAGATTTCCCAACTTACGAAGTTTTTCTGCATACCCAACCAGTTTATCTTGCTCTCTAATATACTCATAAAGAGGTTCTTCCAGAGAACAATTTTCATTCATATGTTGGTGAATTTCTTTATCTAAATCGGAAATTTTTCGATTATTAGTATCAATACTTTCTTTTCCGCGATTCTCAAGTTCCTCAATAAACTCTTGCTGCATCTTAACTTTATCAAGGAGAGATTCTTTTTTCAATTCAAGAACTTTAACTTCTTCTTTTGACTGACGAATCTTTTCCTTGATTACCATATTCATTGAAGAAAAAATCTTAATATCAAGAAGATCCTCAATCACTTCTCTACGATTAGCAGCAGAAAGTTGCATAAAAGGAACAAAGGTACTTGAACCAAGAATTACAATCTGAGTAAAAGATTTATAATTCATCTTAAGAACGTTTTGCTCCAACCACTTCTGCTGATCTAAAGCAGCCGCAGATTGATCGAGAGCAGTATCATTTCTCCAAATTTCAAAGAGTGCTGGTTTAATTCCTCTTACAACTTTCCACTCAGTATTTCCAATAGAAAACTCAACCTCTACTCTACAGTCTTTTTCATTAACTGAGTTGATAAGTTGTGGTTTATTAATCTTACGGAAAGGTTTACCAAACAAAGAAAAAGTTAGTGCATCAAGAACTGTACTTTTACCGGCTCCATTTGTACCAACAATTAGATTGGTTTTATTTTTGGTGAAATCAACTTCAGTATACTGATTACCAGTAGAAAGAAAATTCTTCCATTTAATAGTTTTAAATAAAATCATGACTAGAATTACTTGGAGGTATTACAATATCATCAGGTGTAATAAGAGTGTATTGATATCCGTGCATTTCGCATGTTTTTATCATCACCTCATCTTCAATTTCAATCACATGCATTTCAGGATATCCATCCTCTTCTAGCATCATAGCATATCTTACAGCATCATCCTCTTCTTCAAAAAGATACAGAATATGCTCCCCCTCGTCATCCAACACAGAGTAAGCACCTTCAGTTTCTCTACCATTGATTGTTAGAATAAACATCAAACCAGTTCACAAGCCTCTTGATAGATTTCTTGCATCATTTTTTGAATGATTGATTTATCAAGATTAATTTCTGCCTCCTGAATATATCTATTCAAAATAGATATAGTATCCTCACTTTCAAATGCTTCAAATTCTACTGGATCTTGAATATCGAAGTTTTCAATAATCTTGAGTTCTGCGATATTAGAGGAATAAAGTTTATCAATGAACTTTTCAAACTTTTTAGTGTCTGATTTCTTACGAACAACGACCTTTACAATTTTATTCTCATACTCGCGAGTATCAAATGTTTGATGATTGGTATCCTCATAGTAAATGTTATAGAACATTTTATAAGGATTATCAACTGGAGTATGTTCTAATGTTTCAGTATCGAAGATAGTAAATCCACGAGTGTCATTTACATCAGTCCAGTAAATTTCATATGGATTACCTAAGTAAAAGACTGTTCCGTTAGTCGATCGAGTGTGATAGTGTCCCGAGAAGACACGTTCGAACTTGTCAAATAACTTGCCTTCCAAACCATGCTCCATGACGATTTGGCGATTAACTCTAAATCCTTGGAGTTCAAGGTGCCCCATCGCACACGGGCAAGTTGTCTTTTGAATAAGTTTGAGAGTGCTTTCCTCATTTTCTTGATTAATCCAGGGTATAAAAAGTGTTCTGAGTTTATCCAGCATCACTTCAGTTGGTTCTGAATATACAGTCACATTATCGTATTCGCGCAAAAGTAAATCAACTGCATTTACATTATTAGTGTTCTTATAGTAAGCAGTGTGATTTCCTACAATTGTGTGAACCTTTACTCCCATTTCTTGGAGGCGATCGTAGTAATTATTTTTAGCCCACGATAGAGCAGAGAAATCAATTCCCTTACGACTATCAAAAGTATCTCCCATATCTACAACAGCAGTAATCCCGTACTGTTCCAGCGTCGGGAAAAATACATCATTATAGAACTTTAGAAAATAATCATGAAAGAGTTTAGAATTCTTTCGTGCTCCAAAGTGTTGGTCTGTAATAATTGCTACTTTCATTCAATAGCGAAGTTTAGAGTGAACGTTATCCTTAATACTATTGTAATCGCTATAGTTGCTTCCGTCAAGGCTATTGTCATCAAACACTTCAGAGAATCCAGAACGCTCAAGGATTTTGTTTTTGATTTCTAACTGACGCTTCTCTCTTTGGATACGACGAAGGAATGCGTAGTGAATGATTTGAGTAAAGTATGCAAAAGGATTTTGTGACTTCTCAGGATTAAAGTTATGAATATACTGAACGCAATTCTCGATACCGTCAGAAATCATGTCCTCTTTGAACATGTAGTTGACAAAATTTGGTTTAAATGATAGATGATTGGCAATCTTCAAGAAGCACTCCCCAATGTAGCGAGGAATGGGAGGCTTTGGTTTTCCTTGAATTAATGCAATCTCTTTATCTTCACGATACTTAATCAGTGCAGCAAGAAACTCTTTATTGTTAACATAATGCTCTGACCTCTTTCTTTTGGTCATGACTGCTGTGGTTATCATAAGTTTTTATCATTATTATGTAGAGATTATAACACTTTCGAATATAGTTGACAAGGTATCTAAAAGTTGGTACAATAACCCTTGTCCGGGTTGATAAGATAAGGCTTAGCTATTCTTATAAAGCTTCTCTAGAATCTCTTTAGCATCATTAACATTTGATATGTAACCCATTCTACGATTAATCTTTGATTGCTTCGAAGATTCTTTATTTGCCTGACGTATATAAGATTGATACATCATAATCATTTCAATATCAGAAGATTCGGAAAGAGTAAGCACATCTTCTAGATTGATTATAAACATATCTTCTTTGGTTGTTTTTAACCAGGGTTCTAATTTATATCCAACAACATTTGTCCTACTCTTTATTTCACAAATAGTAATTGGATTTGAAATAATTAGAATGGTTCTATCTTCTTCCTCAGAAGCTGCAACCTTGGCAAATATCTCTTCTCCACTTTTTAATTTTATAGTGGCATAAAAGTCTTCTTCAATTCCCATTTTTCTTAAGTTGTACGGTGATTATTTCATAGTTAAAATTTTCTTCATTATAGATTTTAATTCTTTCGATAAGATGATTTAGAGTATAATTTTTTTTAGAATTTGAAGTGCAGTCATCTGCAATATCATAAAGTGTTGCTTTTACTTTATTTTTTCCTTTTCTAAGAACTCGTCCAATGCTTTGGAGATTTCTGATTCTTGATTTGCTTGGTGAGGCGAAGATAACATTATGGAGATTTTTAATATTGATACCTGTAGAAAAAGTTCCATAGGAAGCAACAATAATTGCATTGTTTTCTCTTTCTGTTATTTCCCTAACCAATTCTCTTTCTTCAGTATCAACTCCACCGTGAATAAAAAATACTTTTCTATCACTTCGCTTATTGCTATTTATCTTCTCATAAAGAATAGCACCATGAGTTTCCACTCTTGAAAATAGAACAAGACTATTTCCTTTCATATCCAAAGAAAGATTTGTAATAAACTTATTTCTTTGTTCGTGAGAAATTAGATATTGAATTTCATCCTCATAAGTTTCGAATTTTTGAGGAGAATGTTTCAATACTATGCACTGAATATCTAATTGAGAAAGATGACCTTGTTTCATCAATTCATCAGTTCTTGTCACCTTATAAGAAGGGCCAAACAATCCCTCTAGAACCCATTTGTGAGTTTGAGTTCCGTCTAGAGTTCCTGTAAATCCAAATCTATATTTTGCATGATGAAGTTTAGTCATAATTTCAATAAGTGACTTACTCTTGAAAAGATGAGCTTCATCTCCTATAATTACTTCATACTCCTCAAAAAATGAACGTTCAAGTTTATAAACTGATTGCCATGTAGTAATTGTTACTGGATGCTCGTTTGTTTTTTCTCTACCCGAATAGATACGGTGACAATATGAATCAGCATCCCAACCATAGTCTTGGAAATCCTTGTACATCTGCTCTACAAGGGATGTCGTTGGAACAACTAGAAGAATTTTTTTCCCTTTATCTACATAATACCTTACAAGGGAA